GGGAACAGGCACTCCATGTATTTTCCGACTTCCAGGTAATCCCTGCCAAGACGGCTGTAATCTTTGGTAATGATTACCTGTATTTCCCCATTCCGTGCCTGTTCGACCATTTCCTGAAAGGCAGCCCGGTCAAACCTCGCCCCGCTGACACCGTCATCCACAAATTCCCTAGTTTCACACTTTGAGAGGGTTTTGTCTGACCGGATATAATCCAAAATCAGCTGCCTCTGGTTCGCTATGCTGTTGCTCACATTCCCTCCCCCGCAATGCCTAAAAGTTCCTTTAGGAAATCATCATATTTCAGAGTGACTTCCACATTCCCCTCTTTGTCTAACACAATCCTTTCCACGAATGCATCCGCCATCTCCTTTGTGAGTTTCCTTTTTCCCATGAACTTCTTTACAGCGGCATCCCATTCTTCATCCAGCAGGAAATCCTTATTATAATGCCCCTGCCTTTCCATCATTTCCTCCAGCGATTTTTCCAGTTCTGCCGCCTGCTGTCGGTAGTTCTGCTGGTACTGGAGATATTCCTCACTTGTGATAAGCCCATCCTTGTAATCCTCATACAGCCCTCTTTCCCTGGATTTAACCTTGCGGATATTGTTGTGTATTTTTGCAGTCTCCCCTGCATAAAATTTATACTGACGGATACCATAGTCACTGCTGTTTCTTTCCCTTGTCTGTCCCGTTTTTTCCAGGCACATTCCCATGTGGGATTTGATGACCTGGAATACCACATTATGCAGTTTCAGATATTCCATCTTCCCATGTGCCGTGCACCTCATATTCTGGTTAAATGGTGTAGTGGTGCACCGGTAATAAAAAGACTCCCTCCCGGGGTTGCTCCTGACAACACCGATATTTTTCTGGCAACACGCACAGATGCACTTCCCCGGAAAGAAATTTTCCGGCATCTTCCCATGCTCCAGCGCCGCGTTATGGGCATGTCGGCTTTTTACCTGTGCTTTGATTTTCTTCTGTACTTCTTCAAAAACCTCCCTGCTGACAAGCGGCTCATGGGTATCCGGTATGACAATCCAGTCATCTTCTGGAACCCGCCTGTCTTTACCCGGGTTATTAAATCCTCCCTCCCTTGTGGCATGCACGCTGTCGCCTGCATAATGCCGGTTCGTCAGAATCGTCTTAATATGCAGATGGTACCAGTCCCTTGCCTTTTCTGCCTTTTCCTCATTCCCCTGCCCCAGATAACGGTGCTTTGGCGGTGAGACAATCCTTTCCTGTTGTAACGTCCTTGCAATTTCCGAATACGTCATCCCATCCAGGTACATCTTAAAAATCCGCTTTACTACCGGTGCTGTCTGTCCATCCACAACCAGCTTTTTTGCCGTATTGTCTTTCCTGTAGCCGTAGGGTGGGCGGCCATAGATATATTCCCCATTTTTCCACATAGCCCGGTAACTGGAATGCATCTTGTCTGAGAGGTCCCTTGCATACCACTCATCGATGATGTTTTTCAGGGGCATGGTCAAATCCGTTCCCCCGCGTTCCGTATCAAAACCATCATTGACAGCGATATAGCGCACATGGAACAGGGGGAATATCCGCTCAATATATGTGCCGGAATCAATGTAATTCCTGCCCAGGCGGCTTAAATCCTTTGTGATGACCGCATCAATCTTCCCTGCACGGATATCCTCCATCATGCGCTCAAACTCCGGCCGTTCAAAATTTATCCCGCTGAAAGAAACATCCGCATAAACGTCTGCCAGCTCCATATCCTCCTGCCTGTCTATGAAAGCCTTCAGATAAGCAATCTGCGTGTCTATGGTATCCCTCTCACGGTTCGCCTCTGTTTCATAAGACAGCCTTGCATAGATGGCGGCACGGCATGCCTTTACTTCACAGCTTAATTCCGCTGCCACCTGCACTGTCGTCTTACCTGCTGATTCTGTCAGTGCTCCCGCTGTTAGGAAATCTTTTGTTTCTGAGATAACAGCGGGGAAATTTTTTCTGCTCTTCCTCGCCATATCACACCGCCCTCCGTTCTGTACCATCAGGCTCACAAACACTGTCTGGCATCCGTTCTGTATCTTTTGGCGCAAAGTTTCTCTCTGCTAAAGGCCCCGTTCTCTTGAGCCGAACATCCAGTTTATCTGTTTCATCACAGCCAAACCCATACCCAAGCCTGTCCAGGCTATCCATGCATTCCCGATAACAGTCGTCAAAATCAAAAGTAACTTCAATGGAATTTTTATCCATTACCCTGACCTCACGGATCAGTGACACTGCCACATTTCTTGTCAGTTTTTCAATGTTCCGATGTTCCGTAAAATAATCCAGCCACGCAAACCCTGCACTTTTTCTCTAAAGAATCTCCTCTATTTCCAAGTCCATCTGCCGGACTGCAAGTTGTGCCTCTTTCCTGCGGCTCTCATAAGCGGCATGAAGCTCCCGATATTCCTCTTTGGAAATCATGCCGTCCTTCATGTCTTCATAAAGCATGCTTTTCAGGCCAGTACACCGGTCAATCTCTGCCTGCTTTTTGGCTTTCCTCTCCTCCAGTTTCTTTATATCCATCTGCTGAAAAGGGACCGTACCGATAAAAGCAAGGATTCTCTGCAAATCCATGATACTCTCAATATGTTTCCGTAATAATTCCAGCACTGCACTTTCTAATTTTTCCGTTGGCATGCTGTGGGGACTGCACTCCTTTGACGCCTTATTTGTGGCACAGATATAATACGAATACGCTTTGCCGCCTGCCTTTGTTGTCTTGCGTACCATCGGCATGCCGCAGCCACCGCATACCACCAGACCGGACAGCGGATATACTTCCCCATTTCCCGGTGCGGTCCTGGTGTCCATGGCAAGCAGCCTCTGGACAATCTCAAAATCCCTGCCCGAAATGACGGCCTCATGGTTCTTTTCAATCCGCACCCACTCGCTTTCCTCTTTTACATATGGCTGCTTTACCTTGTGGTTTGGGGTTGTCTGTCTGCCCTGCACCAGGTTCCCAATGTAAACCTCGTTTGTCAGTATCCGCCTGGCTGCCACGGAAGTCCACTCCGATTTTTTCTTTGCCTTAAAAGGAGTATGGTAACGGCTCCCCCTGCTTGCCTTATACTCTGCAGGCGGCAGTATCCCGGACTCATTCAATTTTTTTGCAATGGCGTCCTGGCTCATGCCGCATAACTTCATGCGGAAAATGTCCTGCACCACGCCCGCTGCATAGGTGTCTATTTCCAGCCTGTGCCTGTCATCCCCTTTCTTCCGGTAGCCATAGGCAGCAAATGAGCCGATAAATTCGCCGTTCCTCCGCTTTACTTCCAGATGGCTCCGTATCTTGATGGAAATGTCGCGGCAGTATGCGTCATTGATTAAATTTTTAAAGGGGATAATAATATCATCCGAATTGTTTTTCCCATCCAGGCTGTCGTAACCGTCATTGACTGCGATGAAACGCACGCCAAGAGCCGGGAACAGGCGCTCAATATACATGCCGGATTCAATGAACTCCCGCCCGAACCGTGACAGGTCCTTGACGATGACACAGTCCACGGTGCCTTTTCTGATGTCCTCCAGCATCATCCGGAATGCCGGACGCTCAAAATCGGAACCGCTGTAACCGTCGTCCACACGTTCCGACACGATGACAATATCCTCTTTGTCCTTCAGGAAATCCCTGATTAGATTTTTCTGGTTGGAAATGCTGTTGCTCTCTGCCTTCCCGGCACCGGCAACGCCGCCATCCTCTTTCGATAACCGGACATAGATGGCAGCATGGTAGATTTTTTTGGCAGCCATAGATAACCACTCCTTCTATTTTTATTAGCCAGAAGAATCCTTCCCGTTCATAGAAAGAGCCGCATTGGATTTAGTCCTGCAGCCATTGTAACGCACATCTTTCTGTTTGTCCGCTGTTTTTTTGCGAAAATCGAATGACTATAATTATCAATTTATAGATGACTGCCGCAAAAATCCACTGTCTTATCCGTTTGTTATTGGATATTAAATCAAACAGACAACAGCAGATTTTCAAAAGCATCCTCCATTGAAACTCCGTTATCTGCAAACCTTACCTTTACTTTCACATTTCCCACCCGGACCAGATATGGGTTCCCCACCTTTTCAAGATACTGCCGTCTGCGCTTTTCCAATGGCTGTTCCCTGTCCACCCTTACTTTTAATATATCCGTAAGACTGCTTATCTCCACGTCTTTAAAATCTACTGCCTGTAACTTCCTGTATTCTTCTGCTGTCATTCCCTTCCCCCCCTTTTCACTGCCGGGATATGCCGGTTCATTTTCTTCTAACTCCAGACCTTACCCCATTC